CTCGATGAAGGGCGTGCAAATAAACTATTTATTATCGCAGCCAAGATAAATGGGACTAATGCTAGCAAAACTGGTTGACCCAGACTACGAAGAGCGAGAAGATAGACTGAGAGAGTTTGAAGATAGCTTGTCTGCATTAGATAGAAGAGTCGATATTGCTATGCTGAAAAAAAATAAAGGCGAATATGACAAAATGGGCTCATACAATACACCCATAACCCTGTATGAGATGTTCTTCGAGGTTTATGATGACACAGATACAGATGATACCGTCGGTTCTATATGAATCCATAACCCCAAGGCTACTTTTTGAGTTCTAATGTATGTCCAAACAATAAAATATACGTCACCGCAAGCATCCATTGTCCATATCTATATACGTGGTGGTTTTTTACACCCAAGTAGGCGTAGTATACTGCAAGTGATGCGAATAGCATCAAGAATAAGTGACGTCTCAAGAATGGTCTGTCTCCATACGTTATAGGCTC